CCGTTCGCTGATGTCCATGGCTTTCCGCAGGTGTTTCAGGTCAAAACCGAACTGGCGGTAGCCGTCCACACAGGTGCGGATGTAGGCAGAAGTGGGAATGCCCAGTTTCCGTTCCTCGTGCATGATATACACAAAGGCAGTCAGCTTTTTTCCGGTTTCTGCAAGAGGAAGTTCCAGTTCCGTTTTGTAGTAGAAATGGGGATACCCCTCATAGCGGTCGAGGGCAAGTTCATCTCGTTCCGACACCGACCAGACTGCCGCCGGAACGGTACAGCCCCGTTTGGGTTCGATGGTCAGATAGGAGCCGGTCTTGCTGCCTTTGAACAGCAGCTGGTAATTTGGGATCTCCGCAGTCCCCACAATTCTGGCATCCGGGCAACGGAACTGCATCTGTTTCACGTTCAAATTGCTGCCGTAGGCAAGGTAAAACTTTTTCATGCAATCAAATCCTTTCTGAAAGGGATACCCTTTCACCACCATAAGACCGCCGAAGCGGTCTGGTGTAGCTGGTAGCAAAAGGCTGTCCCTTTATCTGCCGAACCGGAAGGCTGCATCGCCGTCCAAGTTTCTGGTAAGGAACGTTCTGGCGGTGGCGAACTCCTCGCCGACCAGTCCCAGCCGAATCAGCCATGTTCGCATGGCGAATTTCGGGTTTTCCGTTTGCTGTGGTTTCGGGCTGGCGGTTCGCAGTCCCTTTGCCATTTCGGAAAGGGCAAGGCAAAGCTGAATGTAGCTTTTCAGCTGTCCGGCATGGAGTCCGTTTTTCTTTTCAGCTGTAGGCTTGTCGAATTGGAACAACCGGAATTCAATTGTGCCTTTTGTAAAAGTTGCGTGATAGTTCAGCATATGGTATCGGCTGTCATTGTAGTGCTGATTTCTGCCGTAATTTGCCCCGTTCGCCGTATACCAGATGTCTGCGAACTGTGCCATGTTGGTGGGCTTTTTTCGGTTCAGCTGTTCGATGAATTGGGGATTGACCGTTCTGCAATATCGGTTCATTCTGCCTTGGTCGATTTTCAGGGCATCTGCAATCAGCCGTTCGTGGCTTGCCATCAGGTTTGCAAGGTTTCTGAGGCTCTGCGGTGTGTGACCGTTGGCACCGATGTGAATGTGTACTCCGGCTCCGATGCCTGCATGGCTGATTGCTCCGGCTTTGCGAAGCTTTCTTACCAGTTCCTGCAAAGTTTCAATGTCCTCGTATTTCAGAATCGGCGTGACCAGTTCGCACTTTTCGGCATCGCATCCTGCAATGCTGACGTCTTTCTGGAATTTCCATTCTCTGCCCTGTGCATCCCAAGTTGACCAGGTGCTGTATCCGTTTCGGCTTGCTGTGAATTCGTATCTGCCTGTTCCGAAAAAGTCTGCGGCAAGCTTTGCAGCTCGCTCTCTTGTGATGTGGTTCATCTCAATTTCAACCCCAATGGTCTGCTTTTTCAGGTTTTCAATCTGTCTTTCTGTTTTAGCGTTCATAGTGTTTTCCTCCGTAATTTCGGGCTTTTTGTCCTTTCGTTGTACCCATATTAACTCTAAACGGAGGAGATAGCAAGCGGCTAAATCTACAGAAAATGCGGGCAAAAGATTGTGTAGAATACACCCTTGCAATCCTTGCGATTGTATGGTAACATACATTACAATGGAGGAGGTGCCGCCTTATTTTTTCGCCTCGGATACGGTCTGGAAACTGTCAATTTCGGGAATCAGAGCAAGGGAAGAACCGTTTTCCCACCGCATATGAATGCTGCCCGCATCATCAATATGTGTGACCTCGCCAACTGTTCCGGGAAGAACCGGATATTTTTCATTTCGCATAGAAATCAGCTGTAATTTTGTCCCTTTTGGATACTGCTTTCGGAGTTGTTCCAGATATGATTCACTCGGAAACTGCATCCGTATCACCAACCTTTCTGAATGCGGAATTGCCGGACAGATGCCGGAGTATGACTTTTCTTGTCGCCTTGAATTCTGCACCCACCATTCCCAGACGAATCAGGAAACACCGCATGGTGTACTTGGGATTGTCGGAGGTGTCCGGTTTGCGGTTGATGCGGCTCTGGTTCTTGGCAAATTCGCAGAGCATGGAAATGAAAGTACAGTAGGCATCTGCATCACCATCCTGTTCGACTGTAAACCAAGGGAATTCCACCTTTTCATCAGACGGAATGATGTCCAAACAGTCGGTTTGAAAAGCAGCCTGAAAAAGGGAAGCCTTGTTTTCGCAGATTTGTCGGAGATTGCCCAGTGTATGTTCCGTGAAGAAATCAGCTGGCATCTGTACCGTCAAGCCTTTGGATTCCGGCTCTGATGTGTCTGGAACAACATAGCCCTGATTTTCCAGTTCGGCAAGAAGCCGTTCTGTTTCCTTATGGTCGACTTGGTCACTGATTTCCAGATCCCCGGACTTGGTAACGGTGTAGCATTCCCCGATTTTGTAGGCACAGGTGGGCATATACTGATATTCCGCCGTTGTTCCAATGATCGTGGCTATCGCCCATGCCAGTTTCTTTCGTTCATTTCCAGTCAATCCAAATGCAATTATCATATGTTTTCCTCCCGATTTTCGGTGATTTGCCTTTCGGCAGTACATATGTTAACTCTTTTTTCCACAGATAGCAACTGTGAGATGTGTAGAATGTTTCGGCTGTCATTTGTAACAGATCACAAATCTGCCCAGACAATTCCGGCAAGCACAAAAACAGCTACATTCAGACAGATGCCATTCCCCCAAAGGCGGTACTCTGCTGCATCACGATATGGATCTTGCAGCCATTTCTGTACCATCTTTCGGCTTTTGGGACGGCTCTCCGGTTTTACCGCTTTTCGGTATTCTTCAAAAATAGCTGCCCATCGGTCGATTTCTTCTTCTGTGGGATTTTCCGATGCCAGGTCACTGCACCACTGATCCGGAAATCCCTGCAGTCTTGCACATTCCTGCGGTGTCAGTCTGCGAACCGCATAACCGCTGGAAACGATACTGGGGTCTTTGTGGTCCCGTGCCAGCAGTGTAGGGGTCGTTTCCCGAAATGCACCGCTGAAATTTCCCGTAGAAGCAGCATACACTGCATGATGGTCGGTAGCATTCAAAGTGAAAGCGACCTCTTTGTTGACACCGCCGCCCTGCGGTCCGTTTTGGTCAGACCGACCAATCATTGAGCCCTGCAAAGCATAACTTTCCAGCACAGCAATACCGCCTTGGTTTTTTGCTGGTGACTGATCGCTGGTGTCCAAAGTACGGGAAGTATCTGCCTCATAAATGCCGCTGTGCGGATTACCGGAAAGCATGGCATTGCTGGAAAAGGAACTGATGCCGTATGCTTTCGGCTGAAATACAGTCTGGTCATTGTTGCAGGACAGCGTAGCAGATTTGTTTTCCTGTATCAGACTGCCTTTTCCGCCGCCGGCTTTTCCACAGCGAATCTTCAGTGTTTTCGGCGTATCCATCAACAGCGGAACATTTCCGTCGCCGGTTCCGCATCTGGAAGTCAGTGTCTGTACTTTTCCGCTCTCAGAGATCTGAAGCCGGCTGTCAGCAGGATGATTTTCCAATACACAAGGCGGATGATGGGCTTCTGCCCGAAGGGTGGCAGTTCGTTCTTTCAGAATGTCTATGCGTTCTCCGCCCTGGTCACACAAGCACAAGCCTGCCGTTCCAAAGCTGTCCGCAGCACTTCCGGCAGCTCTTTGCCACGCACGGAGGCTCTCCGCAGAATACCCTGACAAGCCTTCGGACTCAAATAGTATTTTTCCGGCACTTGCTCCGTCAAAATCTGCGACAAGAAAGATCCGTTTTCTTCGCTGGGGCACTCCCCAGTATTGTGCATCAAGAACTCGCCATGCGAGGGAATAGGATTCTGCCAGAATCTCTCCGGCTTTTGTCCATTTTCCCGCAGGTCGAGGAATTGAAATGCTGCTGTCTTTGACCGAACAGATGGCTTCGAGGACACAGCGGAAATCTTCTCCGCCGTTGGAAGAAAATGCTCCGGGGACGTTTTCCCAGACGATGTATCTTGGGTATTTGCCATTGCTTGCACACCTCATTTCTCGGATGATACGGATCGCTTCGTGAAATAGAGAAGAACGGCTGCCGCTCAGACCGGTTCGTTTTCCGGCGATGCTCATATCCTGGCATGGACTCCCAAAGGTGATGATGTCCACAGGCGGCAGCTTTGCACCATGCAGTCCGCTGATATTGCCGAAGTGTTGTACCTGCGGCAGCCGTTTTTCTGTCACACGAATGGCAAACGGTTCGATTTCAGAAGACCAGACAGGCAAAATGCCTGCCAGCAGTCCAGCAAGCGGAAAACCGCCGCTGCCGTCAAAGAGGCTGCCAAGGGTGAGCGGTTTATTCATCAGGCTTTTCCACCTCTTTCACCAGTTCAGAGTATGCAATCTGCTTCCCGTCACGGATAACATACACACCATCGGCATTTCCCGTATCTTCCACATACCGACGAAGAATCACCGAGGCATATTTTTCATCCAGTTCCATGGTGTAACAGATGCGATTCATTTGTTCGCAAGCCATCAAAGTAGAACCACTGCCGCCAAAGGTGTCCATTACCACGCCATTTTCCTGTGTAGAATTGCCGATGGGATAGCCAAGCAAGTCCAGCGGCTTGGAGGTAGGGTGATTGGCATTGCGTTTCGGCTTGTCGAAATGCCAGATGGTCGTCTGCTTGCGGTCGGAATACCAGTGATGCTTGCCATTCTGCATAAAGCCATACAGCACAGGTTCATGCTGCCACTGATAATCCGAGCGTCCCAGCACAAGACTGTCTTTTACCCAGATGCAGCAGCCTGCAAGATGAAATCCGGCATCAATGAAAGCTTTTCTGAAATTCAGCCCTTCGGTATCTGCATGGAACACATAGGCAGAACCGCCTTTTTCCAGATGCTCCGCCATTCGCTGAAAGGAAGACAGCAGGAATGTATAAAACTCCTCGTTCTTCATGCTGTCGTTTTGTATGGTCAAACCGCTGGCACTCTTAAACGAAACGCCATAGGGCGGATCGGTCAGAATGAGATTTGCCTTGGTGTCACCCATAAGAGCAGATACATCTTCCGCCGATGTTGCATCACCGCACATCAGCTTGTGTCTGCCAACTGTCCATATATCGCCACGCCGGACAAAAGCTGCCTTCTCCAAGGCGGCGGACAGGTCGAAGTCATCTTCTTTTGCCTCGCTGCCTGCATCCGCACCCAGCAGATCTGTCAGTTCCTTTTCATCAAATCCGGTCATGGAAAGGTCGAAGCCGAGCTCCTGCAATTCCTGCATTTCAACGGACAGCAGTTCTTCGTCCCAGCCAGCATCTAACGCCATCCGGTTGTCGGCAAGAATATACGCTTTCTTCTGTGCTTCGGTCAGATGGTCGGCATACACACAAGGAACTTCTGCAATACCTTCTTCCTTTGCCGCCATGATGCGTCCATGTCCTGCCAGCACATTGTATTCCCGGTCGATAATGACCGGATTGACGAATCCAAACTCACGAAGGGAAGAGCGAAGTTTCAGGATCTGTTCCTTGTTGTGCGTTCTGGCGTTATTGGCATAGGGTACTAACTTGTTGATGTCAACAAGCTGAAATTCTGTGGTTGTGGTCATGCTCCATTCCTCCGCTTCAAAACTTTCTGTAAGCCTTTTCTGGCATCCAGCACTTTTCCGCTGACCGCCTGTCCCTTGATTGTGCGGTATTGCTGTTTGGTCATCTTCTGGCGATTGGCTTTCAGATCTCGCCAGAACTGGGTATCTGCTTTCATGCTGCCTCACTTTCTGCTGCTCAGAAGCTGTTCCATCAAATCATCCTGCGGTGTACCGTCAAATTTGGTCGTACAGTTTTGTTTCACAATATCGAAAATCTCATACCAGAGCAAGTTTGCCTGTTTCTGAAATGTCTGGCTCATCTGCACAAACGGGGAGGCAATAACGCCGCCCGTGGTCGGGTGCTTTCCCAGCAGTCCATAGGTACTGAGGGCTTCTTCACACTGTACAAATCGGGCGAATGCCTGCGAATAGCTTTCCAGCAGCCGTTTGTTGACGTGCTTTTCACAGCCACGCTGTTTCAGCCAGAGCCATGTTTCTTTGTACACAATGTCTGCTCCCAGCGGTTTTCCGTTCTTCTGCTGGGCAGACAAGTATGCACTGGGACTTGGCATATCCGCACCGGTCAAATCAGCGGCATCGTCCAGATCAGCTGCATCCAATTCCGGAGCATGAAATTCTATAATCTCTGCGTCCTTGCCCTCTGCAATTTTGTCGGAGAGGGCTTTCGGCTTATCACCTGCACGAACTCGTCTGCCGCCTCTTCTTGTGCCGTCCTTTGCCATCTGATTTCACCTGCCTTTTGAGAGAAAAATAGCCGAAACTGCGTAGGTTTCGGCTTGTTTGCATATTTTCGGGGTTAATCCCCCGTTTGAACCTTGGTTTTTGTGCGTGAGAGGGAACGCCGGTCTGTAAAAAATTCACAATTAGAGATTTTTATCCCCCACCGGCAGCATTTCAGACACAATCAATATCGATAGACGGGATTTCGGTCTTCCGTCCATGTCTTGCGGTCATGGCAGGACTTGCAAAGAGCCTGCCAGTTACTTTCATCCCACATCAGATGCGGATCACCACGGTGAGGAATGATATGGTCGACCACAGTTGCTGCTGTGAACCGTCCCCGTGCCATACACTTCACGCACAGCGGATGCTTCCGCAGGTACGCCTTGCTGAGCCGCTGCCACTTGCTGCCGTATCCACGCTTAGCGGCAGACGGTCGGTCTGGGTGCAATGGTTGATGCTCTGCACAGTACAAACCATCTGTCAGATTGGGACAGCCGGGGTGCTTGCATGATTTCAGTGCCTTCCACGGCATAAGGTTCACCTCCGGATACAACGAAAGCCCATGTGGAACACCACAGGGCTTTCGGTCAGTTTTCTATGATATTATTATATCACACCTTTTTGCAAAAGTCATCCTCGATTTTACTCATGCCTTACCATAGAGAAGCAACGTCAAGTGTTGTACGGCACGATTCTTTTTGTTGTATGCAGAAGAACGCTCAATACCGAAGTGCTCGCAAATGGTATAAATGTTTTGATCTTCCTGCCAATAGAACTGTTCCAGCACATACCGTTCATCCTCCGACAGGCTGTCCCATGCAGGCTGAAACCATTCCATGTACTCCTTTGCCTGACGATACCGTTCCCGCAGCACATCGATTTCGTCAATGGCAGTGATGATTCGCATTTCGCCGGACTGCGGGTTCGGACTGCCGCCCGGCATATTTGTAAATGCCGGACTGCCAAGGGTTGTGGTGTCTTCATGCACCTGTGTGATTTCTTCGTCTGTGTGTGCAAGGATGTAAGCCATGCTACTATAATCCTTCAGTGCGTTTACAGCGGCACTCCGTTTGTCTAAGTACTGCCAAATGATATTCATCTGCTACCTCCAAGTTCTGCTTTGACTGCTTGCATCAAAGCGGTCTGGGTTTGTTCTTTCTGGGTCAGGGCTTTCAGGATGCGTTCATCAATCGTTCCTTTCGTGATGAGATGTTGAATGACAACCGTTTCGGACTGCTGCCCCTGCCGCCACAGTCTGGCGTTGGTCTGCTGGTAGAGTTCTAAACTCCATGTCAGTCCAAACCAAATCAGGTGAGAACCGCCTGCCTGCAAATTCAAGCCATGACCAGCAGCGGCAGGATGCAGCAGACCAACTTGCAGCCTTCCGGCGTTCCAGTTCCGGATACTGTCGGAGGATTGGATTTCCTGATAGGAAACATTCAGCTTTCGCAGTCGCTCTTGAATCCGCTCCAAATCATGCTTGAACCAATACGCCACCAGAACGGGCTTGCCGTTGGCTGCCTCTATCAAATCTTCCAGTGCATCCAGCTTTCGGCTGTGAATGGGAATCACCGCTCCGGTATCGTCATACACCGCTCCATTCGCCAGCTGGGAAAGTTTGTTGGATAGACTTGCAGCGTTGGCGGCGGTAATCTCGCCATCCGGCAAGTCTAACACGAATTCCTGTTTCAATTGCTTGTATCGTTCTCTTTCTTGCTTAGAAAGACGAACTGGAACTTCTGTCAACAAAAGTTCTGGCATTTGCAAATAATCAATCGCTTTCATGGAAATGGTGATGTCTGAAATTTTATCATAGATTTGTTTCTCTGCCTGTGGCAATGGCTTGTAAGAATAAACTACCATCCCATTTCGTTTATCCGGCTGAAAATAGGCTGTTCGATATTGTCCAATAAATCTTCCAAGTCGCTGTCCCATATCCAGCAAACGAAATTCCGCCCATAAATCCATCAAACCATTACTGGACGGTGTTCCCGTTAAGCCAACAATGCGTTTCACCTTTGGTCGAACTTTCATCAGTGCCTTGAATCGTTTCGTCTGGTGATTCTTAAAGCCTGACAACTCATCGATCACCAACATATCAAAGTCAAACGGAATATGGCTTTCCTCTACCAGCCAACTGATATTCTCACGATTCAGAATGCAAATATCCGTCTTTGCATGCAGGGCTTGTCTGCGTTCTGCGGATGTTCCAACTGCTACACTGTATTTCAGATGCTTCAAATGTTCCCACTTTTCAATTTCTGCTGACCAAGTATCCCGTGCCACACGAAGGGGTGCAATCACTAAAACACGGCGGATTTCAAAGCGGTCAAACAACAACTCGTTGATTGCTGTCAATGTTGTGACAGTCTTCCCCAACCCCATATCCAGAAGAAGTGCTGCCACAGGATGCTCCGTCAAAAACTGAATCGCATATTGCTGATAGTCGTGCGGAATGAACTTCACGGTGTTTCACCTCCGACTTCATCCAAAATGGGGCGGATTTGTTCCAGACTATCCAGACAATACACGGAAAAGCCCACTCTCTCAAGCTGTTGTTTTCTCCGGATTTGTAACGCCCGCATCTTCTCACCCGGAGCCTTTACTTCCACAAAAGCAATTTTTCCACCCGGCATCAATACGATTCGATCCGGCACTCCATCCGTTCCCGGACTTGTAAACTTCCAACAAAGACCTCCTCTGGACTGCACCTTTTGCACGAACCGGCTTTCAATCATTTTTTCACGCATTTTAGCCCTCTTTTCAAGTTTTTTCTTTTCTGGGGTGATGGTCTGTTACGGTCAATATATAAAACCCCTTTTAGGCTGAAAATTTGGTAAAAATTACCTATAGTAAAAATTTACGAAATGACCCTCTCCGACCGTCACCCCCGCCCATTATTCTAAAAATTCTGACTTGATTTTTAAGCCATAAACGATGACACCTTTCTTGGTTCTCTTTCGTTCAAACCCTGCATTTTCCAAACCCGTATAAAAGTCTGTCGTGCTTCTGGTATACTCTCCATTTCTGGAACAATACGAACGATACTCCTGATACAATTCGCCTGATTTTTGCTGGTAGGTCTTATCTACATCACAGCAGTCTTCCAGAAATGCCGACATCCAGTCGTTGCTTTCCCGATATGCGTGGATTGCTTTTTTGACGCACTGTGGAACTTCCAGTTTGAATTGTCGGTCAATAACTTGTTTCGCTCCCTCCATCACCCAAGACAGAATTGCTCCGCCAGCGTGTTCGACCAGATAATCTGCAAAATTCTTGATGTCAGATTTCCCCTCCAGCTTTGCCAGAAACGGGATCACAATCAATCTCCGCCATGTTCCGGCATCATTCGCACCGACTCTCGGCAGATGATTCGTGTATAGCACCAGTGTATGAGCAGGTGTATAGCGGAACGGGTCTTTGTATTTCTTCTCTGCTTGGATTTCATCCGTGGAACAAAGCTGCTTGATGACCGCAGTATTCAATCGCATTCCTTCTTCCAGTTCTGCTGCAATGACCAGCCGTTTGCCCTTGAGTTCTGCCATTTCCGGCTTTACATTTCGCTTGCAGCCGACCGTCAATGCATCTGCGGACATTGTTCCGCTGTAACTTCCAAGCACCCGTGAAATTGCATTCCAGAAGGTAGACTTGCCGTTGCTGCCTTCGCCATAGGCAATAATCAATGCCTCTTGATACACTTTTCCAATCGCACAAAGCCCGCAGATTTGCTGCACATAATCCGTTAAACTTTGATCGCCGCAGAAAAAGCAATGCAAGGCATCTTTCCAAATTTCTTCCCCCACGTTGTTCGGCGAAACAGCGGTCATTTTTGTGAGGTAATCCTCCGGATTGTGCGGTCTTCCGCCATGCACGCCTTTCTGCAAGTCATAGGTTGCTGTTGGTGTGTTTAGCAAGAATTCCTGACTGTCAAAATCAGCAATATCTTTCAGCAGCATTGGCTTGGCAGCCTGTAAAGCCGAAGAGATGTACTTCATATCTCTGCGTTTCATGACAAATGTGCGATAAGTCAGAGCAGAGCGATATTCGATGTACGCTTTTCTGCTGACATCATCCACGGCTTTTTCCAGCACCTTTCCGCCCTTGGAGATTGTTTCAGCATCTACTCCGCTGTCCAGCAGCATCTTGTGTGTCATTTCCAGCGTTCGTTCTGCTTCTTCCAGTTGCTTGTCCAGAAATGCTTCACATCTGCCGACTGCTGTCTGCTTTGATTCTACCCAATGTGTTTTCAAATAGCATAAGTATTCGGTTGCATCTGTATAGGCAAGTTCGCCTTGTACCTGTTCTGCAAAAACTTTTGCTTGCCCAATATCGGAATAATCCTCCGGTCGCAGGCTATACATCTGCCCGTATAACTCCGGAGCAATATATCCGTCCTGTTTGGATACTCGCTTTCCGAAATTTTTTGCACTCTGCCAAATCATGTGCAGTTCTGATTCCGCCAATGGTGGGTTGCACTTTTCTGCTGCCTTTTGAAACAATTGATACGCTGCCTCTGTATTGCCATAACGCTTGATCAGTTTCCCAGCGATATGACTCATTGTGCTGTTTCTGGAGCCTTCTTGGATTAATTCCGTCTGAGCATCCCATTCTGCAAAAGCATCTTTTTCAAAAAATTCAGCAAGCGTCAGATTGCCTTGATACCATTCCACTTTTGGATTCTCCACACCAAAAAAGAAATGTGCCTCGTCCAGTGCCTTTTCATCGAAATAGGGAAACTGTTCCAGAACCTGTTTTTTCAAATTCTGTCGTTCTGTTACGGACATCCCTTTTTCTGCTTCAAAATAGACATGAAACTTAGGACGTGCGATTCTGTTTCCCTTGTTTTTCATGTGATTTCTGCTATAGGCAACTGCGAATGCTACGTCTGGAAATGTCAATGCCAGTTCCAAAGGTGTAACCCAATCTTCTGGGTTTTCAGAATGTCTATTGTCGCAGTCAAACATCAGGCAATCGCTTTCTATGAAGTTTGCATTGCTTCTTTTATCATCCGTAAATTTCGCAGAAACATGGTCAGATTGCACCGCAGACTTCAAACTTTCCTCGTCAATTACCTCTACATCATTCGGATATTTGATATTTTTTGCGTTTTCACGACAAGTAGCAGTATAAAGCGTAAATTTCATTTCTTTGCCTCCAGTTCTGCAATCAGCGTATTTGTCTGACTCATAATTCCACACACTTGCTTTTGTATATCACGCAAAGAGTCCATAGTAATTACATCTCCAGACTGTTTGCCATCTTGCCCAGTTAATAGATAATCTGTCGACACGCAAAAGTAATCCGCCATTTTTAGCAAAAGCCTCGGCGAAGGAGCCGTTTCACCTTTTAGGTACAGAGAGACTGTTTGCGGTCGAACTCCAACGTGTTCAGCCAGTTCTTTTTGTGTAATTCTTCTGCGGTACGTTGGATGACACTCCATCAATTTTTGCAGTATTTGTGGGAGTTGATACATTACTCTATTTCCTCCAGTTCTTCTGTAAAATACCGAATGGTCATATGCCGCCGCTTCGCCCATTTGATTTCCTGCTGCATCCCCTCCGACCGCACAGAGCCAAACACCCACAGCTGGGCACACTTTGACAGCAGTACCAAATTCATGAACATCGCTGTCTGACGATCTTCACCCAGACTGTCATCCATGAATTGCGGAAACAGCAAGTGAGGAGCGATAGGGACATAGTGGGTATCTACGGCAAAGCGGCTGTATCGTCTGGCGTTTTCGATATTGTCATTGATGCAGCCGTGGGAATAGGGAGAACAAATGTATACCAGCGGTCGATAAGCGGCAGCTTTTTTCGCTTTGCGTTCCTCTCGTTCAATACGGCTCAGTGCCTCATAAGCAGTGAGATCAATGTACCCTTCGGCATTATACCGATTCATGCAATACTCCTTTCAGCCGTTTCTGTGTGCAAGCATCACAGTAAACAGCACTGCTGAAAATGTCAAAGTTTTCTGCTGTCCAGAAGATACTCAGATCAACCGGCACTTCTGCACCGCACTGCGGGCAGTGGCAGTATACGTTTTCGTTGTTGATCTCCACGGAGATACTGGTGGTGTCATTCAGATTTTCTTTGATGTAAAACATATGGAATCCTCCTAATCTTTCTTGTAAAAACTGCATTCATATCCGTCTGCCCGAAGCAACAGTCCCTTTGCCCAGTCTGGCGTTATCGCCATCTGCTGACAGATCTCATCCAGCTTTGTATCTTTCGGGCATTCGATGATCATTTCATCGTGAATATGACCGACAATGAAATATTGTGATAGTGTCTGCATGGAATAGAAGAGCAGATCCCGTGCGGTTGCCTGAACAATGTTTTCGACCAGCTTGCCGGAGTAAGTTTCCAAACGTTCCCACTTTCTGCCCG